GACTTTCATTATAGTTGCCAGCTTCGGGATAACTGCCTGTGTTGGGGTTGTCAAAAGAAAAGAGTCAAAGCCGCGCTATCGGCGGCAGAAAGGGGCGAAGTGATGATAACAATACCTGATGCAATGCACCGGCCCGCTGAGGCAGAGCGCGAAAACCTTGTCTTCTTCACTCTTGCGCTGAATGAGCTAAAGAAACAGCTTGCCCATGCCAGAGCTGAAATCGAAGAACACCACGAGCTGGTAAGGATGTGTCACAATCGAACCATGGAGGCCGACAAGCTATGGCAAAAAGCGCACAACAAGCCCGATGTGTGGCCCGACCTGGGTGTTCTGATTGAATGGTTGATGAATCTAATCAAGACACCGGCAAATTGCGCAGAAGAACTGGGCTGTGAACGCAAAATATATTACGGCTGTTCGGGATGTCAGGTGTTTAAACCGAGGGAGATTAAAAAATGAGCGAAGCTGAGCAAGTCTTGAAGCGGGCATTAGCACACGAGCAAAAGCTGAACGAAACCTTGCGCGAAAAGGTTTTCGAACTGGAGACCGAAATCAAAACGCTGCAGCTTAAAATCATGGCGAAATACGCAGCGCAGGTTGATGATAACTAATCCATACCCCCGGAGAAATCCGGGGATTTTTTGTTTTAGGCAACCAGCGCAAAAAAGAAGCCCGCCGAAAAAAGGCGGGCAATTTGAGAGGATCTTTTGAGAGGATAACGAAAGCATAGCATACTTTTCCACAACATGCTTTAAAATTTATCAGTTTTTTGATAAGATGTAGATATGAGCCAGAAAACTGAACAATCCGCATACAATCAGCTGTCGCCAAAGCGGCAGAGATTTGTTGACGAATATGTAGTCGATTTCAACGGCACCCAGGCCGCCATAAGGGCCGGCTACGCCCCAAAGGCGGCAAACGAGCAGGCAGCAAGGCTGCTAGCCAATGCTAGCGTCAAAGCAGCCGTTGAAGAGCGCAGAAAAAGCATCAGGAAAAAATCAATCAATCATCGCGGCTGGTTGTTGCGTAAGACCAAAAAGATCATTGATAAATGCACTGACGACAGCAGCGACAAATGGAACCCGCAGGGCGCCAACGGCGCAGTCAAGAATATGGTCGATATTCTCGGCCTGAAGACCGAAAAGCACGAAATAAGCGGCGGTATTCAAGTCAGCCACGACCTTAGCAAGCTCTCGGCAGAAGACCTGCACGCGCTGCTGAAGATTTTGGAGCGTGCAAAATGAAGCTGCCGACGATTGCCGAAGTGAAGGCCGAACTTGCCAGGCGCGACTTGATCGAATACGCCTGCATGCAATGGCCAAACTACCGAGCAGCGAGACATCACAAGGCAATCGCCAGCGCTTTGCAACGCGTCGAGTCTGGACAATGCAAGCGCCTGATGATATTCGCTCCACCCAGGCACGGCAAGTCGATGATAACGTCAGAGTTTTTCCCCGCCTGGTATCTCGGCCGCAACCCTGACAAATATGTCATTCATGCAACCTACGCGCAAGAACTTGCCGAAGACTTCGGCCGTAAGATCAGAAATCAGATGGCCGACCCGATGTTTCAAGCGATCTTTCGGGAATGTCAGCTCTCAACCGACAGCGCCAGCCAGAAACGCCTGGCGACATCTCGCGGCGGCAGCTATTTCGCTTTGGGCGTTGGTGGTGCTGCAACTGGTCGCGGTGCCCATCTGCTTATTATCGACGACCCCGTGAAGGGCCGTGAAGAAGCCGACAGCGAAACATACCGGCGCAGGCTCAAAGATTGGTATCGCTCGGTTGCTTACACCCGTTTAATGCCAGGCGGCGCCGTTATTATTATGAACACCCGATGGCACCATGACGACCTGTCAGGCTGGCTGCTCAAAGATCACGCCTCGGAAGGCTGGGAAGTATTATCGCTGCCAGCAATCGCAGAAGAAAATGACCCGCTTGATCGGCAGCCCGGCGAAGCACTCTGGCCCGAAGATTATTCAGCCGATGACCTGTTGCGAATCAAAGAACAATCCGGTTCTCGCGAATGGTCAGCACTCTATCAACAACAACCCACGCCAGACGAAGGCAGCATATTCAAGCTTGAATGGTTCAGGCGATATAAAACCCTGCCGGCTGCACCGCAGCTTATCGTTCATTCCTGGGATACCGGCACAAAAGACGACGACCTGAACGACCCGACCAGCATGACGCGCTGGGATGTTCACCCGGCAGGTCTTTATCTTGCCGACCGCTTTTCTGCTCGCCTGCAGTTCCCTGATTTGGTTCGCAGCGTTCAGGCGATGGCGGCCCGCGACAACCCCGGCGTGATTCTGATCGAAGATAAAGGCAGCGGGCAGCAGCTATTGCAGGTGCTTCAACGCGAAACACGCCTGCCGGTAGTTCCGGTTGTGCCAGATAAATCAAAAGTTATCAGGGCGCAGGGCGTTAGCGGCATTGCCGAATCCGGCCGCGTTTATCTGCCGGAAGTCGCCGCCTGGCTGATCGATTTTGAAACCCAAGTTGCGGCTTTTCCGATGGCACCACACGATGACGATGTGGACTCGATGACTCAAGCGCTGCAATATCTCGCGAACTGGACAGCAACAGCACAGGCGGCATCAAGCCGCTCATGGTCGGAAATAGGCAAATCAGGAGAATTATAAAATGGCCGCGATCTCACAAGAAACACGTCAGAAGGTTCTCGAATACGTCAAGGCCGACATCGACGCGGCAGACCTGTATTACACCGATAACGTCGAGCCGGCATGCCTGAAACGCCTGCAGCGGTTCTATTCGTCGAAGGAATATTACCAGACACTTTTCCCTCAGCTCTCACGTCGCAGCAGCTTCACCATGTCAGACGTGGCCGATACCGTTTATTGGGTGATACCGTCGCTGATGAAGATATTCTTCGGCGGCCAAGACCCGATTTCTATTGCTGGCCGGACTCCAGACGATGACGCTGCACCGATGCAGATGCTTTGTTCGTGGCAGCTTCAGAAAAAGAATCGCGGTTTCCTGATCTTTTACCGCTGGTTGCTCGATGCCCTGCAGCTCGGTCATGCCGTCGTTAAAATCAGGTGGGAACGCGAAGAAAAAGAAGTCGAAGAATCTGACATCATGGCCGCCGATGACTTTATGGCCGCCAATTTCGAAGCCGTCGGCGTTAAGTTCGTCAGGGCCGAAGAGCAACCAGACGGCACATACAAAGTCACCGTTAAGACAAACAAGCTTGTAAAAAATCAGCCCGTTTTCGACAACGTGCCGGTGTCAGAATTTGCATGGCTGCCAGACTCAGCCGACGTGAAGCGCCTGCAGTTTTGCAAGCACAAGCGCCTGATGACCCGCAGCGAAATTGAAACCAATATAAAGAACGGCATCTTCGAAAAGATCACAGAAGAGCAACTTGCCGTTGCTCGATATATCAGCGACGAAGACGAAACTCTCGAAGAATTTCTGCGCGACGACAACCCATATAACGACGGGGCTGCCGATCTCGATACCAGCCGCATGCAGTTCTGGGTCGAAGAATGTTTCGGCAAATATGACATCAACGACGACAATATCAGCGAAGACGTTATTGTGACAGTTATCGGTGACACAATCGTCAGGATTGAAGAAAACGAACTCGGCCGCCCGCACTTTGCCGTATTGTCGCCTTATCCAGATCAGTATCAGCTCACCGGCAGAACCTTTGATGATCTCATCGGCGAACTGCAGGACATCAAGACCGCGATCATGCGGCAGATTATCGTCAACATTGCCAATAACAACGACCGTCAGGCAATTGTAGACGAACTGGCAATCAACCCTGACGACCTGCGCGACAATCGCAAGTGGTTGCGTGCCAGGGTAACAGGCGACCGACCTATCAGCTCTATCGTTTCTTACCTGCCAGAATCGCCAATGTCACCGGCTGCTATGCCGATGGTTGAATATCTCGACAGCATCAAAGAAAACCGCACTGGCGTTACCAAATACAACCAGGGCCTCGACAGCAAAAGTCTTAACAAAACCGCCACCGGCATAACTGCAATCATGAGCGCAGCGAATCAGCGCATCGAAATGATTGCCCGCATGTTTGCCGAAACCGGCGTTCTCGATCTCTTCGAATTACTGGTCGAAATGAATACCCGCTACATCGACAATGAGCAGGTTGTCAGACTCACCGAAGGCAAAAGCATTGTCATCAGGCCAGACGACCTCAAAGGCGAATACGATCTCGATATTTCTGCAGGCGTCGGCGCAGGTCAGCGTCAGGAAGCAACGCAAAACATGATGCTGCTGATTTCGCAGATTTACCCGGCACTGCTGCAGCTTGGTGTGCCGCCCCAGATTGTAACTGGTAAAGCCGTTGAGGCAGCAAAAACCCTTGCTGAACAGATGGGCTATAAAGACGCTTCGAAGATTGTGCCGACCCCTGAAGAGCTGCAGCAGTTCATGGTGCAGCAGGAGCAAATGATGATGGCTCAGCAGCAGCAGACCGATGCCATGCTGTCACAACTTTCGCCCGAACAGATGCAGGCTTTAATGCAACAGGGAGGCAAACCCAATGGAAAATAAAAGACGGCTCAGGCACGAACTGATTCAGGCCATTAACGACGGGCTGGAAGCAGCCTCAGCGGCAAAGTTTCTTATTCCGGTCATACAGCGCAGAAAAAACATTTTGATAGAAACTTTGTGCAACAGTTCACTTGATTATCAAAAAATTGACAATAGCTTCTATTTTGCGATACACTTGGAATTGAAGTTGTTGACAGAAATGCAGAATGACATCGAGTCAGCAATTTTGCGTGGCGAAGAGTCTTCAGAAAAGCTCATAGACCTGCAGACGCCAGAATCACGCGACACCGAAAATTATCGAATGTAGGAGCGAGTTATGTCAGACACCGAAAACCTGAACGAAGCCGAAGTAGAAGAAAACGATCTCGACGCCAACCAGGCCGAAGCCGGCGAAACCGAAGAACTGGCAGATAACGAGCTGTTTTCTGATCTCGACGAAGATCTCGACGAATCAGACGACTTTGATGACGATCTCGATGACGAAACCGAAGAACAGGAGAACGAAGGCGATGCCCTGCAAAACGAAGAAGACGCCGAAAATGCCGAAACCGATGAAAAAGTATTAACCGAAACGCCGGCCAAGACCGCATCTGGTCTTGAAAAATACAAAGCATTCAACACCGAAGCCAAGAACGAATTTAAAGCCATGTTTGGCATTGAATACGACGAATTCGACGACGACCACAAAGACGCCCTGCAGGACATCAAGCAGGTGCTGAAAAAACGTGACAATGCCGTTGAACAGGTAAAAAACATATCGAGCAAGCACGGCGAGAAGTTCAGTCAGTTTGTTCTCGACCGCTTCGAAGACCTGCCTATTCGCGAAATGAAGAAAATTCAGGCTGCCGAACGTGCAGGTGATTTCTCTCTCAGTCTTAAATACATTCAGCAGTTTGAAAATGAATACGCGACCAAAGGCAAAGCGAAAGAAAAAGCTGAAAAGCTCAACGCTGCCGCTGGCTCTCAGACGACTGCCAAAGCAACAGCGAAGCCGCCAAGAACCATGTCGTCAGGCACCGGCTCTGAACCGGCGAAACGCAACAAAACGGTTTTAACCCCGGAAGATCTGGGGTTCGAATAATTTTAACTCGGCCAGGAGGGCTGAACTCTCTCACGGCCATAGCAAAACACGGAGGTTACTGTTATGGGTCTCAATCTTCAGAAGGGTGCTCAGACCACCAGCTTCAACAATTCATTACCCGATACCAGAGTCAGGTTCGTTGACCCTCGTATCTTTTTCGCTCAGGCCGAAATCGCACCGCTTAATGCGCTCATGGAAAGAATCAAACGCAGCGTTCGTGCCACCTCGATCAAACCCGAATGGGTTGAAAAAGATATGGGCACGCCGTCGACCACCATCAACGGCGCAATCACTGACAGCGCAACCACAATCAAAGTGGCCGCCGGCACTGGCGTCATGTTCGATGTAAATGACATTGCGTGGATTCCATCAGCCACAGGTGGCGAACAGGTTCTTGTTACCGAAAGAACAACCGACGCTCTGACCGTTGTCAGGAACTGGGGTTCTGCAGGCGCAGCCGCCGCAGCCGATGGCGCTCAGATTGTCAAGCTTTCCAGCTCGTATGCTGAAAATGCAACCTCTGGCGTTGGCGTCAAAATCAAGCCGTCCATGCCCTACAACGTAACTCAGATTCACCGCACCCCGATTGAACTGTCACGCTCTGAAATGCAGATCAAGCGTTACGAACGCGGCGAAAAAGGCGCTCGTCAGGACGCCCGCAGAGATGCAATGATTCTTCACCTTGAAGGTGTTGAACGCTCATTCATCAACGGCGACCTGAAAGAAGACGTTGCAACCAACCGCCGCGTCGCCAAAGGTCTGCTGCGCTATATCGCCACTCACCGCGAAGATATGCTCGGCTCTATGACCAAAGGCAAATTTGACAGCTTCCTGAAAGCTGTCATGGTCAACGGTGGCGGCAAGTATGTTCTGGCTGCTTCTGGTTCATTCATGGAAGCCCTGCACGCCGAAGTTCTCAGCAAATCAAACATGAACATCACCCCGGCCACCAAAGAATGGGGCCTCGATGTTACCCGATATCTGTCACCGTTCGGTAAATGCGATATTTTCTACCATCGCATTCTTTCGCAGATGCTCGAAGACAATTACGGCGGCTGTGCGATGCTGCTCGATATGTCTCTCGTCACCAAGTATTACCTGCAGAAAATGGTTTTGCGTGAAAACATTCAGGCCAACGACGCTGACGGCTTCAAAGATGAATATCTTGAAGAATGCTGCGCCGCTCTGCACAACGAAGCCAATCACGGCTTTATCTACAACGTATAACCAAGGAGCTTAGAAGCATGTTTACTTTTCAGTCTATCTATGCCGGCTTTGGAACCTGGTGCGGTTCGAAGAAAATCAAATTTCGTCGCGGTATCTTTCAGACTGACGACCAGCAGGTCGCCAATCATCTGCGCAAGGAATGCAAAGGTATCGTAACCGAAATCACTGAAATCAAGAAATCCGTGGCTGATAAGCCAACTGAAGAAAAGCCCGCTAAGAAAGCACAGGAAGCTGACAAAGCTTCTAAGTAACTCGCGGTGTCGGGCGGGGGTATGCTTTCGGTCTGCCCCTGCCTTTTCATTTGAAAGGATAGCGACGCATGAATCTTGGCCAGCTAAAAGCAAAGGTAATTGAACGACTACGCGAGCGATCTACGCCGGTGCATTGGACTACTTCAGAAATTGTCGACGCGATCAATCGCGGCTGCAGAAAATTTATCAGCGACGCCAAAATCAAAGAAACCATGCTGCCGCTTTCGCCGGCATCTAACGATGGCGAGTTCTTTTTTCCGTCTCGGATTATGAAACATTCCGGCGTTTTCTGGAACGGCAAAAAGCTTGAATTTGTCAGTGCCGATTACCTCGACAATTATTACGGCGGCAATGTCTCGCAGTTTTCGCGGGGCGACGCTGAAACCACGTCGGCAGACTGGCGGCTGCTCACTGCAGACTCACCGACAAGCTGGACAATCGAAGATGGTCTGGTCAGGTTATTTCCCATTCCTACAAGTCTTCGGGCGCTATTCAAACCAACAATCGATTCGTCATCGATCGGCAGAAGTCACCAGGAATCTGCTCTCGCCGCCGGAGCCGTTGCCATCAATTTTACCGACAACATACCGCAGCAGCAGGACATGATCGACCTGTTTCTAAACGGCGTTTACCAGAATACTGACCAGTGGGACATAACCGGCGCAAAGCAAATAACAATGGTTGGCTCTCTTGCCGCAGATTGTGACGTCGAAATAACTCAGTATGACGGTCTTA